ACTGGATCAAATACAAGTTATAGTGACGCTGCATAGGAGATAAATTATGGCATCAACATACACACCTTTAGGTGTTGAACTTCAAGCAACTGGTGAAAACGCCGGTACATGGGGAACAAAGACTAATACTAATTTACAAATTATAGAACAAATTTCAGGTGGCTTTATTTCAAAGTCAATCGCTGGTGGTGCACAAACTACTACATTATCTGTATCTGATGGATCAACAGGTGCAGAACTTGCACACAGAATGATTGAGTTTACTGGTTCAATAACTGGTAATCAAGTTGTAACAATACCTTTAGATGTTCAAACATTTTATTTTTTAAGAAATTCTACTTCTGGAGCTTACACAGTACAATTTAAATACGTATCTGGTTCAGGAGCAAGTGTTACTTTTTCTGCTACAGATAAAGGTGATAAATTAGTTTTTGCTAGTGCAAGTGATGGTACTAATCCTATTATAAAAGACATATCATTAGCTGCATCAGGAACAGTAACAGAAACTGGCACACAAACTTTAACAAATAAAACATTAACATCTCCTAAAATAGGAACATCTATTTTAGATACAAATGGTAATGAATTATTTTTATTAACTGCTACAAGTTCCGCGGTTAATCAATTAACATACGCGAATGCAGCTACAGGAAACAA